AAATGAATGAAACGGTCAAAGACCTGCTGCGGCGCAGTAACGAGCCCATGAGCCTGTATATCCTGGCCCGGTTGGAGGAATTGGAAAATCAGGTGCAGGAGTTTACGATGCCCAACGTCCAGCTGACCCCGAAGGAGCTGCAAGGGATGGAAGGAGAGCCGATGTGGGAGCATAATTTCTACAATGGATGGGTTACCTGCCGAGTAGTGGAATACACAACATCGGAAGCTATCTTTTTTACGGACGGTTCAGCCCGTAGAATAGACGCATACGGAGACGGATGGTTGGCCTATCGCCACAAGCCGGAGGCTAAAACCCAGAGAAAAGGAGGAGTAGTATGAACTGGAAACGAGAAGCAGCGGACAAGCTGCGTAACTACGAAGCCCACCGCCAAGCCCTGCGGAGTATCCCCGAGGAGATCAAGCGTTTGGAATCGGCCTATGCCGGTATCCGCAGCGCCACCAGCGACAGCACGCCGGTCACCGGAGGCGGCAGTACGCGGGAGGACGCGCTGCTGTCCAACATCGTCCACCGGGAGGAGCTGGGGCGGCGGCTGGAGGAGTCCAGGCTGTGGGTCAAAACAGTCAATGACGCCTTCGGGGTCCTGACTGACGAGGAGCGGTTAGTTCTGGACCGTTTTTACATCCATCGAACGAAGGGCGGGGTCGGTAGCTTGTGCGCGGAGTTAGGCGTGGAGCAGTCTACAGCCTACCGCAAAAGAGATAGCGCCCTTCGCCATTTCACCCTTGCCCTATATGGGGCCACAGAGACAGAGTAAAATGGGAAAAAAACGGGAAGATTTTTCCGAAAATCTGTGGTATAGTATTACCATCAAAATTCTAACGAGCCAGGCGGCCCTCTTCGCGGAGGGTCGCCATTTTCATGGGAAGGAGGCTGTCGGCCCTGCGTTTCTCCTTTGCGCGGGGCATGGTCCGGGCCGGAGCTGGTCGCCAACAGTGCCGGTGGCGGATACATCACAAAAGGAGCAGTATGCAATGGAATTGCAGTTAGTGATGAGGAAGCTGTCAGATATCCACCCTTATGAGAGAAACCCCAGGCGCAATGATCCTGCGGTGGATGCTGTGGCGGAGAGTATCCGGCAGTGCAGCTATATTGCCCCCATCGTCGTGGACGAGGAGGGCGTGATCTTAGCGGGCCATACCCGCTATAAGGCCCTGAAGAAGCTGAAGCGGAAAGAGGCCCAAGTCATTGTAAAAGCCGGGCTGTCCGAAGAACAGCGGCGGAAATACCGTCTCTTGGACAACAAGAGCGGGGAGCTATCCGGCTGGGACCTGGATCTTCTGGCCGATGAGCTGGAAGGGTTAGACTTTGAGGACCTGTCCCTGGACTGGGGTGTCGACGACGGTGACGAGGAACGGACGGTCGGGGAACCGGCCGGGAATTTCTCGCGATCTGAGTTCAACTATACCCAGCAATATGGTGTGACGGTCATTCTGGAAAGCGAAGCCGAGCAGGAGGTTTGCTACAACAAGCTGAAAGGCATGGGCTACGATTGCCGGGTGGTGACGGTATGACGAAGCTGGAAGTACACAACCGCGTCAGCGACTTTGACAGCTACCGGGCCGCACGAGTCAAGAGCCTTTTTAACGCCGAAAACGGCTGCAACTTTGACCTAGAATTGGATGTGGACCTGTCAGGAGATTGGAGCATTGGAGTGGTCGTCGGGCCGTCGGGGTCCGGCAAGTCCTCCATCGGGCGAACGATTTTCGGCGAGGATAAGATTTGCGACTACACCCAGGGCTGGGAGGCAGAACGTCCGGTGATCGACTGTATTGCCCCCAACGGAGACTTCAACGAGGTCACAGGCGCTTTAGCCAGTGTGGGGTTGGGTACAGTCCCGGCCTGGCTGCGGCCGTTTCGGGTGCTGTCTAACGGTGAACAATTCCGGGCGGGGTTGGCCCGCATCATCTGTGAGAAGCCCCAGGAAATCGTAGTGGACGAGTTCACGTCCGTAGTAGACCGGCAGATTGCAAGGATTGGTTCGCAGGCGTTTCAAAAGGCATGGCGGCGGGGAAACCCAGGGGGGAAGGTGGTGTTGCTGACGCCCCACTATGATATCCTGGCTTGGATTCAGCCGGACTGGATCATCGACACGAAAACCAGGACCTTTGAACGTGGGGTTCCCCGGCGGCGGCCCTCTATCTGCCTTGAAATACGGAAGGTCGACCAAAGTTACTGGAAGTATTTTAAGCCGCATTATTATTTAGACCTCCCCATGCCGGTGGCTGGGGAGTATTTTGTTGGCACCGTGGACGGGGAGCTGGCCTGTCACATGGCTGTGGCCCCACGGTTTGAGGTGCGCGGTTATCGCGGCACCCGGCTTGTGACTATGCCGGAGTGGCAGGGAGCAGGCGTCGGATTGCGTTTCTTGAATTGGGTGGCGGAGTACCACAAGCAAGGCCAGGGCCGGGGAGGACGGAGGTACCCTCTGTATTTTCACACCAGTCACCCTCAGATGTGTGCGGCCCTGCGCCGCAGCCCAAAGTGGACCCAATGTTCTGCTGTACTTTACGGTGGAAATAAGGCCAGATCGGCGGGGTCTATCAACGCCTCTCGGCGCAGGCAGGGAGAAAAAATTGTAGGTTCCGGCTATGGCGGCCACTTCCGGGCGGTGCAGGGATTCAAGTACATTGGGGAGGCATCGGCATGAAGATATTCCTATGCGGTCAAAAGTCCTTTGGGAAAGCGGTTTGTAAAACCTTCCTGAAAGCCGGACACGAGATTGTGGGTGTGGCCCCAGCGCCACCGGGGAAGCACCAGGATAAGCTCTACGGCTACGCAGTTGTGAAGGGACTGCCACTGGTGTCGGACTGCGAACATTTGACCTCTGACCGTATCCCAGAGGGGACGGAACTGATCGTATCGGCGTATTCGCACTGGCTGATTTCGGACCGTTGCCTGGCGAAGGCGAAATATGGCGGGATTGGGTTCCACCCGTCCCTGCTACCTCGGCACCGGGGACGGGACGCCGTGCGCTGGACGATTCACATGAAGGACTATGTCTCCGGTGGCACCGTTTACCGCCTCACAGACCAGACAGACGGTGGGGCCATCCTGTATCAGGAATTGGTGTGGGTCAGGCCGGAATGGGACTATCACGACCTATGGCGGGCCATTTTCCCGATGGGCGTTCGCCTGCTGCTGGAAGTCGTGGGGGATATCCAGCGCGGAGGCATCCGCGAGACAGAACAGGATGGAAGCGGCGCGACCTGGGAGCCGTCCTGGGACAGGCCCAGATTGGCCCGTCGGGAGCTGCCTGCCCTTGGCGGTCCCCCTGCGTCAGTGCGGCAGCCTTCGGTTTGCTTCGGCTGCGTCCAGGACTGTACCTGGTGTACATACAACTTAGCGGACCCGGAGATCTATCACAGGAGGTGAGCACATGGCAAGGCCGCGGAAAGAAATCGACCAGAAGCAATTTGAAAACCTCTGCGGCCTGCAATGCACCAAGGAGGAGATCTGCGGTTTTTTGGAGGTCAGCGAAAAGACCTTGAACGCGTGGTGTAAGCGTACCTACAAGCAGAGTTTTTCCCTAGTTTTTCAACAAAAGCGGGGGAAGGGGAAAATATCGCTGCGCCGGTCGCAGTTCCGTCTGGCGGAAGAAAACGCTGCCATGGCGATCTGGCTGGGGAAGCAGTACCTGAACCAGCGGGAGCCGGGGAACAAGGCGGACGACGGCGAGATGAAAACGGAAAATACTTTGTTGAAAGCTATTATGGATGTCGGGGAGGTGGACACCGATGATCTACCAGAGGTTGAGTAGGCGCCAGAAGCTGGCGATGCTGTGGTGGCAGCAGCCTAGGTTTCGGGACCGGGACGCCCTGATCTGCGACGGCTCCATCCGCAGCGGAAAAACCGTGTGTATGACTGTGGGCTTCATCCTTTGGAGCATGGTCGCCTTCCAGGGACAGAAATTCGCTCTGTGCGGCAAGACCATCGAGAGTTTACGGCGAAACGTGATCCTGAACTTGCGGGACTGGGTGCCGCCGGAGCTGGAGATCACGGAGCGGCGGTCAGAAAATAAGCTCATTATCACCGACGGCACCGGTCGGGAGAACACATACTTCCTCTTCGGCGGCCGGGATGAGAGCAGCTATACGCTGATACAGGGGATCACCCTGGCGGGGGTGCTGCTGGATGAGGTGGCCTTGCAGCCGCAGTCCTTCGTGGACCAAGCCCTGGCCCGATGCTCCATTGACGGGTCAAAATTCTGGTTCAACTGCAACCCGGAAGGACCGGAGCACTGGTTTTACAAGAACTGGATAGAAAACGAGAAGCCCAAGGAAAAGAACGCCCTCCACATCCACTTTACGATGGACGACAACCCAGCCCTTCCCCCGAAGATACGGGCGCGGTATGAAGGGATGTATTCCGGGGTGTTCTATGACCGCTATATCCGGGGCTTGTGGGTGGTGGCCGAGGGCCTGATCTACACCATGTTCAACAAGGATTTTCATGTTGTGCCGGACGTTCCCCGGCCCTACGACCAGTATTATATCAGCGTGGACTATGGCACCGCCAACCCCACCAGCATGGGCCTCTGGGGCCGCGCAGACGGCAAGTGGTACCGGATGCGGGAGTATTACTACGACAGCCGCAAGGAGGGCGCTCAGCGCACCGACGAGGAGTATTACGCGGAGCTGGAGAAGCTGGCCGGAGACCTGCCTGTCCGGGGTGTGATCGTAGACCCGTCGGCGGCGTCCTTCCTGGAAACCATCCGGCGGCACAGGCGGTTCTTTGACATCAAGGCATCCAACGCCGTTCTGGACGGGATTCGCAACGTGGCGACGCAGCTTCAGCTGGGACGGCTCTTTATTTGCGAGGGCTGCGTGGACTGCATCCGGGAGTTCGGCCTCTATCGCTGGGACGAGAAGGCCGCCGGAGACAGGCCCATCAAGGAGAACGACCACGCCATGGACGACGTGCGGTATTTCGTCCACAAGGTGTTCGCGCCAAAGCTGTTCAGTTTTTGAGGAGGGATATTATGCAGATTTCTATTCTGGGCGTGCCGTACACGCTGCGCTATCTGACCGAGGCGGAGGACGCCTATTTGAAGGACCGGGACGGCTATTGTGATTTCAGCGTCCGGTGCTGCGTGGTTCGGGACTACACCCCGGAGGAACGCAATGAGGCCGGAGCGCTGCGGGACTTGGACGTTTACCGCCGGAAGGTCATGCGCCATGAGATCGTCCATGCGTTCCTCCACGAAAGCGGGCTGAGTGTCAACGCAGAGAAATCCGATTCCTGGGCGGACAACGAGGAAATGGTGGACTGGTTCGCCATCCAGGGCCCGAAGCTGTTTACCGCCTGGCAGCAGGCGGGGGTGCTGTGAGGAGGTGAGGCTGTGGTGACACTCAACCTGCGGGGCGACTGCACGTCTCGCACTGCAACCAGCTTCCGCCAGGGCATGACGGACCAGCGGTTTTTGGAATTGGAGATCACCGCCTGGCTCCATTCCCCAGAGCGCAAGCGGCAGTTGGAGGCGGAGGAATACTACGACGGGACCCAGGCGGTTCAGCACCGCCGCCGTCTGGCCTTGGACGACGACGGGAAGTTAGTAGAACTGCCCCACCTGCCCAACCACCGCATGGTGGACAACCAGTACGCCAAGATGGTGGATCAAAAAACCAACTACTCCTTCGGCCGGCCGTTTTCCTTCGATACGGAGAATGCCCAGTATGCCGAGGCCTTGAACAAGATATTGGGGGCCCGGTTCCGGCGGCTCCTGCGGGCCGTGGGTGAGGGCGCCTGGATCGGTGGGAAGTGTTGGCTCTATCCTCGCTATGAGGGCGGCGAGCTGACCTTTCAACGTCTCCCGGCGGATGAGGTCTTGCCCTTCTGGGCCGACGCGGACCACACCATCTTGGACGCCGCCGTCCACGTCTACGCCGTTCAGGAGTACGACGAGACGGAGCAGATCCGGCAGGTGGTGAAGGTGGAGGTCATGCACGGCGGCGGGGTGGATTGCTTTGTCCGCAAGGACGATGGGACCCTGGTGCCGGACGATTACGCCCGGTCCGGGCCGTACATCACCGAGCGGGACCCGGTGACCGGGGATGAGAGGGGCTACAACTGGTCCCGTGTGCCGCTGGTGTGCTTCAAGTCCTCCCACCATGAGCTGACCCTGCTCTCCCGGGTGAAGTGTTTGCAGGACGCCTACAACGACATCCTCTCCAACTTCGCCAACCAGATGGAGGAGGACATCCATTCCACCGTCCTGGTCATTAAGAACTATGAGGGGGAGGACCTGGGACGGTTCCGGCACAACCTGGCCGCCTACGGGGTTATCAAGGTGCGGTCTTATGAGGGCTGCGAGGGCGGCGTGGAGACCTTGACCATAGAGGTCAACGCCGAGAATTACAAGGTGCTGCTGTCCCTGCTGAAGGATGCCATCATCGAGAATGCCCGCGGCTTCGACGCCAAGGACGACCGTATGAGCGGCAATCCCAACCAGATGAACATCCAGTCCATGTACAGCGACATCGACTTGGACGCCAACGGCATTGAGATGGAGTTCCAGGCCGCCATGGAGGAATTGCTCTGGTTCGTAGATCAGCACCTAGCCAACACCGGCCAGGGCAGCTTTGAGGGCCAGGAGGTCAAGATCATCTTCGACCGGGATGTGCTCATCAACGAGACGGAGGCCATCAACAACTGCAAGGCTTCCGTGGGCATCCTCTCCGACGAGACCAT